AGCGCATGCGTCCGCCGACGCTTAGCTCAGTACATGATGAAGCAGGCGACGATCATTCCTATCGTCAGCCACCCGGACGGGACAAGTCTGGTCAACGGCGCACCGTACCCGAACGAGTACATTGCCAAGAGCATCCTTGAGCATGCAGTTCGGGGGGACGGGATCGCCCTGAAGAACAAGTTCGCCAGCTTCCCGGACCTGAAAACCGCGCTAGAAATGGCGAAGTTTTCGGATTGGGCGATCTGGTATGTCAATCCAGGGCCGGGCGATCATACGCCGGGCATCCTGACGGTCCTGAAGTATTACGACGCGCTGTTTTGCCGCGGCTGGCTGGTTCCTGAACGTGCCGCACTAGAGGCAGAGCACGGCAGCCGGGCGGATAGCAAGGAACACCGCAGCATCGCCACAATCAACGCGGAACTATTGGACGTCGCAATCGCGGACGCGGTGAATGAGCAGACGATCAACCCGCTGCTTGAACAACGGTTCGGACCGGAGGCAAGAGGTGCGGTATACGCCGATCCAAACCCGATTGAGGATAACACGATTCAGGGGATATTAGACTTGCTGAAAGTATTGGCGGCTAATCCGATCATTGGACCGTGGCTGACAAGCGTGCTGAACATTACCGGATTGCTTGATCGTGGAGATTTTCCCATCAATGACAAGATGCGAGATGCGCAGTTTATGTTTAGTCAGCCGGAACCGGCGATTGACCTGGGGCAGTCACCGCCGGCCGCTGGGCGGATGGCCGAGACGGACAAAGCGCTGCCCAAGCCAGCGTCAGAGATAGCGGCACGGCTGAAGGGCCGGGCGAAAGCGGCAATGGCGGCGCGGGCGAAAGGGAACGGGCAGCATTGACTTTTCCGAGTCGGTGCGCGATAATCACACTCATGCTCGGCAGCATCCCCGAACCAGCGCAATTGATCCCCTGCCTGCGGTTATCCAATCTTCCGAGCGGTGACGCCGTGGGCCGGGGATCGAGGGCGTCGGAGTGAACCATGGCAAAGAAGCGGAAAAACAAAAATGTGGGGTTGGACGAGGAGACGTGGGAAATAAAGCCCGAGTGTGGTAAACCACCTAAGGCGGGGCTGATTCGCAAGAGCGTCCGCAAAGCTGCGAAAGAAAAAGAGTGGCAAAGGACGGCCGATACCGATGGAAGCGACGGAACCTGAGCTTGATGCTGATTCCACCCCCGCTCCCCGCAGGCGGGATGACGATGATGCGCTGTTCGCGCTTTGGGATGCCCATACCAGCCGGGCGTTTGACGGACTGCTAATCGGTTCGGGTTGGCAGTATGTTTTCGATGACCGTACCGGCCAGGGTCTCTATCTCTCCGACCATGGCGTCAAACTCAGCCCGAACGAGCAACGCGCCGTGGCCTTGAGTTTGCTGATCGGCTGTGATTCTGACATGCGGCATAACGCCGTGGACTACGTCAACGGCGATATTTCCCTAGACGATTGGCATCAGCGGCAGTGGGATGAAATAGACAACGAGTTTATACTTTTGGCCGCATTGGGCGCCGGTGGAATCGACAAGCTGACCGATGCTGATTATGAAACCATTGCTGGGCGCGTAACCACGCCAGAGTTGCCGGGGACCGGCTTGGCTGACGCCCAGGCAAGGCTCGCGGCGTTCCGGGATGAACTGATAGCCCCCGTGCCAGAGGCGCGCCAGGATTCGCCGCAGCAGCAATTCGGGGCGGCGGGTAGCGAAGGGCAGGTGATAAGGCGCGCTGGGCAGTATTCAAGCCCCGGTTATTCGCTTTGGACTACCGTGCAGCGGGATGCGCATGAGAGGATGGCGATTGCGGCTGGGTTGGAACTGCAAGAACTGAACGTCATGGACCCCACAGTGGAGCGCCATTGCCGAACTGGGCCATTTACGATTGGTTGCCCTGAATGTTCTGCGGCAGGATGGATGACAATCGGGCAACTTCCAGATATTGGCTTACGTTCGTGCGGTCCTGCTGATCGGTGCCATTGGGCATTTAGGATTGCGCCGAAGGCGCAACCGTAGAAGGGCCGTCATTAAGCCTAAAAACGGCTCTGCCAAGGTTGCGTTCGATCACCAAGCATAAAAACGTCTCTGCCAAGGTTGCGTTCGATTTCGCAGATGAGGCAACAAGCCTCGGCTTCCATGATTTGGCGCATCTGATATTCGTTCGGTTTCGCAGCGTGTTCGCGCAGTCCGTCGAGGATGGGCAGGCAGTTAGCCATGCCGATTCCGATCATCCCCTTGCGGGTCATTATTGGAAATACGAATGGGATCAACTTGCCAGCGGGATAAAACTCCGCGAGTTTTTCTGGGGAAAACTCCGCTGGCCCAGACACCAGGAACAGCAGTCCGGACGCGCCGGACAATTCGTCCAGGAGCCGTTCCGCCTCGCGGAATATCTCCCGCGTGGATCGCTCCAGCTTTTCAATTTGGTCGCTCCTCAGTCCAGTCGCCTTTGACTGAGCATCGAGGAGGAACTTGACTTGGCCGGCGAGGTCCGTGATGCGCTGATTGGCCAAGCGAATTTCTCGCATTGCATCGTGCATTGTGATGCGCTGATGGTTTGCTCGTTTCCGCTTCATCGCTTCTCCTTTTTCTCTTGCCGCTCCAAGTATTCGTCAATCGCCCGGCGGATGAGTTCCGCCAGTGGCAGACGAGGCGTGACGAGTTTTTGGAGTTTGGCAAGTTGCTCTGGCTCGATTTGAAATTCGCATCGTTTCATTTACGGAGATTATACGGAACTCACCCGGTTTGTCAACCGCTTCGCCGAAATTCCCGTCAACGAGCAAGCCGCCAGCATCGTCATGCACGGGATCGCGGAGGCTGGGTTTGATCCGCGCCGCGTTGGGAACAAGCCGCTCATCCGGTCTGCTTGGCACCGTTGGATTGCGGGGGAGATTGATCGGAGGGAGTTTGTGTGGGAGTGTCGGCGTATCGGCCAGTCCGGATTGCCTCGGCAATTACCCTGAGCAATGTTGGGCCATAGGTGTAGACACCCGATAAATGCTCGTCCCTCTCAAGAATATATGCGCAGATTTTGGCGACTTCGGCGTCGATCAGCGCGGTCAAAAGCTCGCATATTGCCCGCGCATCATGCTGGACGTTCTCGGGATGAGCAACCGCAATCGAATAACGAAAGCCGGGGAGTGGTATTTTAAGGTAACGACTTACTTGACTCATCATGCGTTTAAAAAATGAAAATCACTTCGGCTTGCGCCGCTTCGATTTTGGAGCGGGCTTGACCTCGCGAGGGTCAACGCGGATCAGTCCGCGCATGAGCGCATCGAACTTTTTGAACCCGCGCGGCTTCCGTGCTGGCCTTTCTTCGCTCATGGATTCACTCGCTTCCTTGCCCGTTCAAACGCTTCCCGCATGGCTTCCGAATCTGCCTTGCTGCGAAGGAAATATTTTCCCCCGAAGCCATCCCACGCGAGGACGGCGCGAATATCCGCCCCAGTCGCGCAGGCGTCGAAGCGGCGGATTGTTTCCACGCACGCCAAGTGCGCGTTCTCGCCCCCGCGCATGGTCCCAGCGATTGCCTTGCGTGTACCGTAGCTCATTGCAGCCCCATGAATCCGCAGCCGTCGATTCCGCAGAGTTCGCGGTAGGTGATGCGCCGTCCAACCGTCGTCTGCATGACGCTGGCGAAGCGGTGTGCATCATCCGTCTTTCGCGCGTTGAACCGAAACGCTTCTTCGTCAACGTATCGCTGGAGATGGAAAGACGCGCACTGGACGTAAGTACCCTTGAGCATCCGCTTGAACAGCGACCAGAAATTCTCCATGCCGTTGGTGTGAATCAGACCGCGCACGTATTCTTCGGCGTGGTTCACTGCCTCATGGACGTACCGATCAGCAAGCATTTCGTAGGACAAGGCGGCATCGGTATAGAGATTCGATCCTTGCTCGACATTTCGCAGTACAATCGGATTAATTTCAGTCGCTTCGGTTGTGGGAATGACGTTGGCCCGTACTTCACCACCGCGCTCCAACAGTCCATGAACGATACGCTTGCCGACCGAGCCACGACCACGGATTTTCTTCTCTCGGATTTTCGCGTGCATGTTCTTGGCTTCGCCCCCGATGAACGTTTCGTCCGATTCGATTGTGCCGGTCAGTTTGCGGAAACTTCCGGCGCGCATTGCTTCGCGAATGCGATGCAACATGAACCAGGCCGTCTTTTGCGTTACATCAAGAGAACGGCCAAGCTCATGGCTGCTGATGCCATTCTTGGCGTTGGCAATCGACCAGACGGCGGGAAACCACTTGTCGAGTCCGAGCGGCGAATCCTCGAAGATCGTGCCGACTTTGTACGAAAACTGTTTGCGGCAGTCTTTGCATTGGAGCATGGATCGGCTACCGATTTCGCCGATGCGTTCACCCGCACACTTCGGGCATACGATATGACCGTCGGGCCATTTCAGCTTGCGCATGTAATCGTTGCAGATTTTCAAATCCGCGAAGTAACGGACGGCAGCGATGAGGCTGTTGGGTTCCATTGGATAACCTCATTTCATGCGGTCGATCAGTTCTTGGCACGCAGTTCCACGGCAGGTCCGATCAGCAGCATGTACCCCAGCGAAATCACGAAGACCAGCAAAGGTAGTTACACCATGCTTTATCGCGAGATCAATCTGCCGGCGAGCCAACGAGGACAGGCCGGAGTTATAGAGCCGGTGGAACACGCCCAATCGCGAAAACTCCGATCCAAGGGCCACGATTTCCTTTTTCCTGTTCCGCAGCGCACCACGCACGTCGTCGAGTTTGGCAAATTCCGCACGAGAAATAAGGCGGTTTATTTCCTTCTCGGTTATCGCGAGATTCGCATCTCGCATCAGGGAGGATGCGAGACGACGAAGCCGGATCTGCCTCATGTGATCCGCAGCCTCAATTTCGGTCATCGGCCTTGTGATTATGGCATCAGTGCGGGCATACATCCCGGAGCAGCCATTCGCGTTTTTGACGATCTGGTGTGTCCATCCATGCTTTGCAGCCAGTTTTTTGGCCGATGCTGCTTTTCGGCTTCCCCTGAATCGCTCGTGAATCTGGTGGTTGTGATGCGTCATGTAGACCTCATCTTTTGCGACCTGCTATCCGGTCGTCCGATGGAGGAATTATCGCATATGCGAACAAAAAATCAAGAGAAATGTCGCGAAAATCGCGATTTTCTTAAGTCGTTTGATGAGCCAAGTATATCGTTACCTATTTTAAGGTGGATTAGGTTTCGTCTCATCGTAACGTGCGACTTTGCCAAAAGATCGCCACGGGAACCGCCTGCAACGAATCCACCTATCGGACGGTAATGGAGTAATGAGAATTTGGTTGTCTTGAAGCGCCGGGTAGGCACTAATCGTAAACCCAAAAACACCTATCCGGCCCTGAAATGGATAAGCAAACAGAGCCGCATGCGCAGCCTCATTTATGGCTATGTAGTGGGGCACCTTTAGATTCTGGACAATATATGGGATTGACTTACTTGACTCACCTTGCATTTGGCTGATTCCATGATGCCGACTCCCATTCATTTTCAATCCTCGCGCTGTAGATTGGCTTCGTCCGCGAAACAGCCCTCGCCATCTTCGAATCGCACCTCGAACATCGCCCAGTCCGGGAAATGCTTCGACCTTTGCAGTCCGCCTTTAATGACGCCGGTTTTCCCGGTGTGCGGATGCTCTCCAATGATTCGCACCCGGACACCATCACTGATCGGCGGAACCGTCACCAGCTTGCGCATCAGCCTGTCGAATTTCCCGAATCCTTTCGGCTTTGTTGGCATACATTCACTCCGCTTTCGTTCCGTAGACCCTTTCCGCGCAACAACCGATCCAAGGGGCGTCCATGTCGTGAACGTACACAAGACTGTGGCTCCTCCTCCGACCGCCGTTCTGCCTATAGCGAACGAGACTGCCGTCGCCCCATCGCTTCTTACACTCATCAATCACTACGGAAACGCTGGTGCCGTCCGGCAACTCGATCGCGCCATACCGACAGGACGGGCAATTATCAAAGTAAACGGTCATAGTCGAAGTTTCGCCGGCCCTTTGCATTTTCCGTTTTTGCCATCGCGCCGTCGCATCATGAGACACTTGCGACAAAACACGCCGGGTATTTTGCTACCATTCTCTGTGGGATCGACCCATTCGTGTCCGTTGTCGCGGGCGATTACCGTTAGCGGCTTAAATGCCTTCGATTTTGTCATGGGCATATCCGAATCCTGTATTGCTGATCACCGTAGGTTCGCACAATCGTCCCGTTCAGGGTGTCGCCAAGATCGCGGACGGGACGCCAGACGGTCACGAATCCCCCGCGAACGCCAATCGCCATCCATTCCAATCCTAGATCATCGTCGTGAATTCTGCGGAATCGTTTCAGAACAATACCGGACTCACGAGCGATGATACGGGCCGCGAGAAGAGCGGATTGGTAGGCGTTGGAGTAGCTCATTTTAACGCCACCATTTCGACAACTCGCTCAAGCGCCTCGACGTAGACAAACCACCGCCGCTCTCGTTCTTCTTGGATTTGTAGCCGCGTGAATCCGAACGGCGTTGCCTGATACATTTTTCGCGCCGAAGCCAAGCATTCACGGGCTAGTTGGAGTTGGAGTTTGGGGTTGACGGTGTTTGTCATTGCAACCCCATGAATCCGCACCCATCGACTTCGCACAGTTGACGCCAAGTTATTCGACGCCCCACAACGCGCCCCATGACATCATCGAAGCGGTGGGCGTCGTCTGTTTTGCGGGCGTTGAACCGGAACACTTCCTCATCGACGTAGCGTTGAAGGTGGAACGGGGAAATCTGGACGAATGTTCCCTTGATGCACCGCTTGAACAGCGCCCAGAAGTTTTCCATGCCGTTCGTGTGGACCATGCCGCGTACATATTCCTCAGCGTGATTGATGGCCTCGTGGACGAACCGACTGGCCAATCCCTCGTAACTCAGGGCGGCGTCTGTGTAGAGCGTCGCGCCCTTCTCCACATTGCTGACGATGATCGGGTGCAATTCGCTGGCCTCTGTAGTCGGGATGACCTTGGCCCGGACCTCGCCGCCGCGCTCAAGCAGACCGTGGACGATCCGCTTGCCGACAGCACCGCGACCCCGGATTTTCTTCTCCCGGACGTGCGCGTGCATGTTGCGGGCCTCGCCGCCGATGAATGTCTCATCGGATTCGACGATGCCAGTAAGCTTGCGGAACGTCCCGGTGCGCATCGCCTCGCGGATGCGATGCAGCATGAACCACGCGGTTTTCTGTGTGACGTTGAGTGCCCGGCCAAGCTCGTGACTGCTGATGCCATTCTTCGCGTTGGCGATGCACCAGACTGCGGGGAACCACTTGTCCAGACCGAGCGGCGAATCCTCGAAGATCGTCCCGACCTTGTAGCTGAATTGCTTTTTGCAGGCGCGGCACTTGAGCATGGAACGGGTGGAGATTTCCCCGATGTTCCCGCCGCCGCACTTCGGGCAGACGATCTGGCCATCCGGCCATTTGATGGCCCGCATGTAGGTGTTGCAGACAGCCCGATCCGCGAAGTAGCGGACGGCTTCAATCAGGCTTTTGGCTGGGCAATTCATAATTCACATAGTAGCCAGTTGACTACCATCTGTCAAGTAGCTACCATTCGATTATTATGGATTTCATGGCAATTCTTAACGAGCTTCGGGAGGCCGTCGAACGCGACAAAAGGCCGCATTCCCAGATTGCCGCAGAGGCCGGGAGTCACCCCAAGACGTTCTCGGCATTCATGCACGGACGCCGGGGGCTGTCGGTCGAGACGGTCGAGCAATTGGCGAAAGCGTTGCATTTTTCAATCCGCCTTGTGCGGCTCAGGAATTAGGTGCCGGGTGAGTCAAGTAAGTCAGTCCCAAAATAAGGCTAACGCTCTGGCGACGCGGCTCCTGAGCGGCAACCCGCTATCAACGATCTGCGGCTTCGCCACTCATCTACCGCTGTCGCCGGACCCGAAGAATGAAGTCAAGGGTGCGCGGGAAGCGATCATTGCCGCAGATGTGCTAGTGGACTGCTCGACCGACGAGGGCGCGTTTCTCTACCTCAACGCAATCGCGCGGGAAACTCGTGCGACGGTTGCGACCATGTTTGTCAACTTTTCGGCCGAGATCATGACGCTTTGCGTCTCTGGAAGACATACATCGTGTGCGAAGGTGTGCCGCCGACTTTACGTTGCAATCCGCAACGGCGAAACTCCGGTGACGGCGGAAACATACTTTCGGGAACCCGAAAAAGGGGAGTTGATCGTGCCAGGTGCCGGATGCTGGCATCCGACATTCCCCGCTCTCAACACTCATCTATGGATGCTGACGAGCGCAGCCGTTGAAATGCTATGTAGTATCTTGGCTAGGCCGCTCCGCACGGACGGCACCGCCGTCTTAATCCGGCGAAACCCGATTGGCGTCGGGCCTCTGGTGGAAATCATATGGGAAAAGACGTGCCGCTGAAGCTCCCGCCCCTAGTATGGAAGTCGCCTGACGGCACTTGCACCGTGGCTATCGCCCGACGATGTTTTTTGGCGATGCGAGATATGGCCGTCGAGTATGGGCCGCGCGAGGTCGGGACATCGCTCGTAGGCCAGTACGAATATGATGGCAGAAAGGCCTGGGTGCTTGGACTGGCGCCACTGACCTTGGACTCAAAAGCAACTCGATGGACGTTTATCCGCGGCATTCGTGGGCTCGACGACTTCTTTCGGAGGATTTTACGCCGATACCGCGGCAAACGGCACTACATTGGGGAATGGCACAGTCATCCGAGTGCCGCCCCGATCGCTAGCATAACGGATGATCGGAATCAGGCAGAACTATCGAGGGCCGAGCAGTCACGGTGCCCCACCCCCATCCTGGTGATTGTTGGCGGAGATCTGCGTCAGAAACCCACGCTCGGTGTCTACATCCATATGCGCCAAGGGGGCAGAATCGACTTGTTACCAGTTTGATAAGCGCCGACATTTCGGGCGTACAGGCATCGTTCGAATCCACCGAATTGGTATTTCGCCACGTTGCTCTTATCCACGGGTGGTTCATGTAAATCCAAGACAGGCTGGGTCGCCGACGCGGCGTAGGCTCTAGGCAATATATCCCCAGGTGTTTTTTCCAAGCCCCGCTAATCTAAGCATAAGATCGCTCTCGCGCCTAACCTTCCGAACGAAATTTTGAAGATCGCCAGGAATATCGGCACGCGGGTCAGACCATGGACGAGAAACTAGCCGGCCCAATGTCGTCATGACTTGGTTCCCTATGCTGCGGCTGGCGCGTCGGATTGCTGGGCGCGCGGCGGTCGGCCAGGGCCGCGCCTGACTGATTGCTCGTCGGGGACTTGTCGTGGCAGTTCTTGCGAGCCGGTAGTTTCGCCGAGCGCAACGGGAACTTCCCGCTTGAGCAGAACATCGACGCCATTGTTGGCGACGAAGAACGGTTCCCAGCCGAGCGGCCCAACAATGTTGAGCAGCCTGATCGGCGGCGGCGCTTGTGGAATGCCGGGTTGATTGGCCGGGATTAGCGCCTTCATCTGGGCGAGAACAGCTTTGTCTTCGGCATCATCTCCGGTTGTCCACACGATGTTGGCGTTGCCGAAGAATAGACGGGCGAATTGAAATTGCCTCATTGGCGTTCCTTTCGTAACGATGTTTGTTGGCGATCGATGAACTCCAAAACCGCTTGACGGAATAATTGAGTCACCGGTTGCCCCCTTCTCTTAGCCAGCGCTTTCAATTGCTTCCAAACGTCGTCCGGAATGGTCATGTCAAACCGTTTCACGAGGTTGGACTATACGGGAATTTACCGCATTGTCAAGGTCTCTAACAAGGAATTTTTATGCTTGAATACGTCTCTTTAACCCCGGCAATTTTCGGCGGCGTTGCTGTTTCAACTACAACGGACGCGGCGGTAGCGGCCGTATCCTCCGCCAGCACGACCGGCAAGATTTTCGGCGGCGGAATTATCTTCAATCCAACTGGATCGCCAGCGGGGCAATTCAGCGAAGACGGGTTTAACCAGGACATCCGCTCAATCCCCGCCGGGCCGAGCATTGTGATTCGCCCGGCCGGACTTGGCTCGTCGAGCGGCCTGTTTGTGCGGCGCATCAGCGGCGGCAGCAATTTAGCCGGCGTGGTCGCAACGCTTTGGTGATTGGGGGATTTTATGCCTCTGCCAACTCCGCATAGCGGGGAACAAGAGCAAGACTTCGTATCGCGCGTTATGGGTGACGAGAACGCGCAAAAAGAATTTCCCAAGCAATTTGTAAGGCTTGGGTATGCCTACGGAACTTGGCGGCGCGAGCACCCCAGCGCCAAAAATATGTCGCTGGCGATCAATCACGGCACACTTGGCCGTGTTCATTCGGCGCTGAGCGACAATAACGTAGACTATGGGGAATGGAGTACGCCGGCCGGCAGCGAACGGAAGAAAGCTGATTGCCTCGCGATTGATCGCCAGCGACATATTTTTAATGAACACGGCCAAGTGTGCCGTGAGTGTCATTATCCAGTCTTTACGTCGAGTGGGAAGCTGTCTGCTAAAGGATTGGCCAGTGCCTCGGGATATTCCGAGCATGATTTGCCAGCCCTACACAAACTGATCGCTCCGTTGCTGGAGGAGTTGCACGAAGAGGAGAAGAAAAAGGAAATGTCCTTGGCCGTCGATAAAGACGACAAGGGGATTTTCCGAATGTCTCTGATCGGCGGAGAACTTGAAGATGCCGCGCCATCCGACCTTTTCTATCCAACCGGCGATCCGTTCCCGAAGTCCATTCTTGGCGAGCCATGCTTCTACGCCTGGAAAGACCTAAGCATTATCGGAAATTGGCAAACCGGGAAGGGCGACGATTTCCCGGTCGGTATGGCGCGCGAAAATCATTGGATCGAAATGTATGAGCTGATGAGCAAGAACGGCGTCAAGGTTCCGATTGTCGATGACCATGGTGTAGAGGCCGACAAACAAAACGGTTGGTTGATGAAATTGCGGGTCAAGGATGGTCGGTTACAAGCCTTGATGCAACTCATTGGCGACGATTCCCGGAGAAAGGCCGCGAAAAACGACGTTTCGGTCGGGGTTGATCCAATGCTGATTGACGGCGCTCGCCGAGTTTATCCAGACGCGATCCAGCACATAGGTCTAACGCCGCTCCCATGCATTCCCGGATTAAGACCAGCAGTTTTAGCCGCATCCCGTGCCGCAGACGGGGCGTCGGCAACCACCCAGTCTGCGGAGAACCCTAACCATGGAGGTAAGCCAATGGCTACCACACTGACCGATGGGCATGTCGGCGCTCTGCGTAAGCATGCGCATCTTGCCATGTCCAACATCCCCGACGACAAGATCGGGGACCATCTCGTTTCGCACCACGACGCCCACGCCGAGCATCTTAAGCAGATGTGCATGGCGATGCCTGGCGGGGCAGATTGCCCGCCTGAGCAGGCGATGAGCCGAGCCGTTCAGCACGTCAAGACAACCGGACATATCCTGGGTCGGTTGATGCCTAAGAACATGAGCTTGGCTACGGTCAAGCCGGATGAGTTGGCGTCAACATTGGACGCCCGGCTCGATGTTCTGAGCAAGGCCGGCGAACAGTTGGACGGGCTTACCGCGACCATTGATCGCCAGAACAAGGAAATTCAGGTCATGTCGCGGCAGATTCCAGCCAACCCGTTCCCGACCGAAGATTCAGAGACAACCGCTATCGAAACGATGTCGATGGGATTCGACCAACTTTCCGGTAATGATGGCAAGGGGTTTGCCCAATTCTTCATCGACGGTCTGAAGAAGATCCTCATCAGCGCCGATGGTAAAAAGGCCAACGTGGCTTGCATGTCCCGCGCCGCAAACCTGAACGGTTCGCGTTCGCTTGCGGTCGAGGTTCTTGACCTTTGCCGGCGATATCTGGAAATCGGGCCAGTCCCAAAGGCCGGCGAGAAATCCCGGTTGCAGGCCATGAGCCGACAGGTTCCAGGTCAAACTGGGCCGACTCCTGAACAGGATGCGGAGGCTCTGAAAATCATGAAGCGCGGCATGGGCGTTCCACAAAATGCGTGAGCCTTTCGTTTATCTGAATTTCCACCAATTTTCCTCAACCAAGAAAGCGAGTGAATCATGTTAGGACAACAGACAGGAACCCCCGGCGTTGGTGCTGGCGTTTTTGCCGCGCCACGTCAGGCTCTTTACACGGAAATCGAAGGTCTTTCAGCCTTCGCGCTTCCGATCATCGTTACAGGCTCATCGGTGTATAACAAGTACAACCTGCCCTATTGGTGGGTGCTGTATGCCGGAACGCCTATCGGTCGTTTGACCAATAGCGCCACTTATGCACCAGCCATTATTGGACTTACCAGTCTGCCATTGGGCGGCGCAAGCACCACGCTCCAAACCGATCCTGGAACGGCAGCGGCTTTGGCCTATCGTATTGGCCAAACCGGAACACTTACACTCACAGGCGCAAACGTCGCTGGCGGAACTTGCCGTAGCTTGCCGGTCGCGTATTCGGCAGTCAATACCACTACCGGAGCGATCACGATCACGGCGACTGCATCGGCAGCGGTGAACGCCGTCAATCAGATCAACGATCTGGTGTTTGTGGATAACACCGGCGTCGGCACCTTTAACATTACTGTGGAAGGCATTACGACCGGGGCGATTACCTATTCATCGGTGGCCGCAACCCTCTATGGCAACATCAATACGGCGTTGAATGCGACATTTGGAACATCAGCTATTGTCGCCAGCGGCGCATCTCTGGCTGCGATCATCCTGACGTTCTCAGGGACGGGATATGCCGGTCGGCCTGTTGGGGCTGTCACTACTACCGTTCTTGTGAACGCTGGCGGAACAACCTTTACCATTAATGGTGTTGGAACCGTCGGCGCTGCAACCGTTGCTCCTGTTGGTACGGCGGGCGTTACCGCCGTTGCCGCGCAGGAAGGCGAATTCGTCGCCGGCTCAATGATTCAATCGACGGATGGCAGTCAGACCCCGCTATTGATCGTGTCGGATACCTACGGCGTGAAGTTTACGGATTGGACGAACGTCAACGTAATTCCGAACTATGTCGTTCGGGCGTCGGCGGGTGGCCTACTCAACGCGAGCATGGTCCCCGACAAATCGCCCGATCCGGCAACCTGGGCCTACTTCAAGTCCCTGTTGCCGGCGACGTTGTTGTTCTCGGACACTTATGGATACTGATTCGCGGATTTGAGTCCGCAACTTCCCCATCACAATTTTTTAAGAAAGAGAGCTACTCATGTCTGCGTTTTCAACACCAGGATTTTTCCCCATTGATAGCGTCTTTGGCGCTCCGCAATTAACCAAGGCCGTCAAGGCCCGTGCCAGTGGCGTTCCGAAACGGCTGCCAGCCGGGTTCTATGAATCCAAGCCTGCGTTTCAAGTCGCGCGAAATACCGGCTTGTTCAAGCGCCGATATGGAACGCAACAGAACGCACCGATCATCGGCTACGGACAGGCGATGAAGGAAGGCGCGGCCGTCGCTGAGGAAAACGTGCCATTTATCGTGATTTCCCAAGGAGAAATCCTGCCGATCAAGATGGCTGATTTTGTCGGACTCATCAAGGAATCGTCCGAAGGATCGAACCTGTTGATCGACGAAGGCGGTATCGAGTACATCGGTACGCAAGTCTCCGAATTCCAGCAACGGTTCATCGACACACGCTTGGCGGTGACACACCTGGCGCTTGCACAGGACGCCGTTTATGTCGGTACGGCTGGCCAGATTCTTCCGAGCAGCACTGGAGCGGCATATACCATCCAATCCGGCGTTCAGGCGACCCATCAGGGTCAATTGAATGGAATCCTTACCGCCGGATGGGAAAATCCATCGACGGATATTCCGACGCAAATCCTCGGCTTGCTCCGGCAGGCGGCTGCGGACTTCGCCGGTGACGGGCCGACTTTGGAGTATGCCTTCTTTGGCAAGAACATTCCGAAGTATCTGTTTACCAACACAGCGTTGATCCAATACCTGCGCCTCAACGAAGCGCAGAACGTCGGGTACATCGCCAATGCGAAGATGCCGGAACAGGGTTCGCTGCTCAACCTGAAGTGGGTTGACTGCTCGGCCTTGTTCTATCGGCAAGCCCCGGCATCGACGGCGTTCAACGCGAACGCGCTGGTTTCTGGGACGAATCCGAGCGGCATTACCGCACCGGGCGATGGAACGGTAACGCCGATCTGGGGTGACGATACAATCGTGTTCACGCCCGATCCGGCCAAGGTTGATTTCTGGCGGACCTACGAAGGCCATTTCCGTGCTCCGAAGGATTCGCAATTGGCCTATAGCGATCCGGGCCGGGCGATCACTAACTTCCAGGACATTCGCGGCATGGGCGCTTATGCGGGCGTGCGGATCAACCCGCCGGGCGTGGATATCTATATGTTTGACAATTTCCTTCCCTGCATTCCCGCGCCGAACAGCATCTATCAGGCAGTAGTCAACTTCTGATTCGGCCTACAATCAAATGTCCACCATTTCCTCTGCCCTAGACACGGACGTTGTGAACGTCGGCGTGGACACTTCCGCGTTCGATAGGGCGATGGCGCGGATTGACCAAGGAACCGGATGACACAACCCGACTTCTTTACGCCGATTTCTGCGGGAATTATTGCCGCGCTCAAAGCGTGCCAGACCTTTACGGCCATCGTGAAACCTGGAAACGTAATAGATATGAGCCTGTCTGCCTTTGAGCAGTTCAAGGGAACCGTACAGGCCGCAGACACGCCGGAAGTCATCCTGTTGCAGGATTCGATGCGGATCGTCCGGTCGAATTCAATGACGTTCGATTTCTATAATCGGTTATTGTTCGTCTGCACCTACGACAATCTCAGGACGCGAGACATCAACCAAACCAAGACGGCGATTGTAGTCGCCTTGATAAAGGCTGGAGTTAATGACCTTGGGATTCAGCCGCCGGCCGGATGGCCGAATAAATTTGTCCGCGGCTGGCGTCCGCTAGACGGCAAGGATGAACTTGCTGGCGCGCCGGAAACGCGGCAATGGATGCGCGGAACAAAACGATGGATCGGCTTTTTCGGTCTTGAAGTCAACACGTTTTTCGATATCAAAACCCTTTCCTCGTTGCCGTAAATGCCAGCCTTGACTGAAACATCGGTGCCGATTTCGCTCACGGCGGTATTCGTGCCGTCGATGAACGTACAGCCCGTCATAGCCGCCCTGCAAAAGTTGGGCGAAGGCATCGCGGACATGGCGACTGGGCCGATGTTCCAGGCCAACATGGACATGGCCGGAATGTGGGATGAGTTCCTACAGGACCGATACGACGTGTTTTCACGGGGCGGCGGCGATTGGGCACCGCTGAAGGAAAGCACGATCAAGCGGAAATCGGGCCGTGCCACAATGGGCGGTGGCCGCGTCGGCGCGATCCTCATTCTGATTGATCGAGGCGACATGCGCGCAAGCATGAACCGGGGCGAACCTAACCACTTCATTCAGGTGCTTCCCGACGGGATTACCGAAGGTTCGCTCGATCCGAAGATTCGGTTTCATCAAGATGGAACCTACAAGATGCCGGCGCGCGAGGTCTTTGTTCTGCCGAGCAGCGATGTTTTGGCGCAAATGACAACACGCGGCGCAAGCGGCGTTCTGGCCTGCGCCCAATCCGCCGGGTTTTGGGCTGTTTAACCGGAGACAATCTATGAAAGTGACGTTCAAGACCAAAAAGATTCACGATTACCCCGACGCGACATGGAAAAAAGATGTTGGGGGCGCTGTTCATCTGATGAAAACTGTCGTCAAGCCGAACAACGAGCGCGAGGCCGTTTGCGTGGCGGTCCTCGACAAATCTACCGTTGATGGAATCGAGGAAACAATCGTAACGCCGGCACAGGTTATTCCCGCCGTACCAGCGCAGATCATTCCGGCATCCACGCAGACGGTGGAGATAGCCCCATGACGAAACACAACCTAGTCACGTCCTGTAACGGCCAAGGGTGTCAGGCGTCATTCGTATCGGATGCGAATGACTTTGGGCCTCCCGATCCGCGAGCCTTGGCAATGTTGCCCGACGGCTGGCGGCGCATCCGCGTCCAGGAAATGGCGGCAAGGAACGTCGGGGCCGGCCCATGGCTGGAGTTTTGCCCCGATTGTTGCACAAAGCTCGCATGGCTGATACCGGAACCTCCGCCAAATCCAACATTGAAGATCGTCCATCAGGCGGATGCGGCGGTCGTCGCGGCGGACTGAGGATGGAATGCCGCCTCCAAATTTATTTCCGAATTCGTTTACGCTTCCCGCGAAGGCATCTCCGACCGGGTTGCCGATTCGCTTGACTTGGACGGACGATCTTACGGAAGGTAATCCGGTGGGCGGCCCGGACGGGAACGGCTATGTCTCTGATTTGACGTACCAATGGGGCGGAGGAGTTCCAGCACCAATTTCATCGGGAACGGTGCAGATAGTTCTAAGTCCGAATCTCGATGATTTTTTTGCGGATGGCGAGGACGTTCTGGCATCCTGGGCTTTAGGGGTCATGGATGGGAACGGAGGCGTATTCATAACCGGATACAACAATCCACTAGGGACCAAATTGACGTGGGCCGGCGGCGATGAGACCTTCGGGTCGCTGTCGGGGATCGGGGATTTAGCGGACTTTTCACCAGCGTATGTTTTTACCATTGTTTCAACAGGAGTCATCATGGCCTACTCAAGTGTCGGATACAATGAAGTTCTAACCGCTGCGGCGATCACGGCCCAGACTGGGGGTTATACGACTTCCCAGGAAAACACGAGCTTTAACTACAACAATTCGCTTGCCATCGGCAGCGCTGCCGGGGAGGTCGATCAGATTGTCGATGCGTCGGGGACCGTCGCCGGTTCCAGCACGCCGACAACGGTTGATCTGACCACCGCATTAAACACGCAAGGCGTCGCTGCCGGGATGCTGCACGTTGTGGCAATCCGCTTTGTGAACATCGACCCGACGAACACGTTGACGCTCAAACCCGCAGCGAGCCAGGGCGTCCAATTCCTGCCGAGTGCTGGCATC